ATGGAACTATTTAAATGTACTCTGGAGGAGGCTATAGATGCAATCAATAAAGTTTACTCAGAAAATGATAGACCAAGCCTCGCAGTGGGCGAATGATCTAGGTGGAATTAAGAATTCCATTACGAAAGGTAGGGGCAATCTCGCGGGTAGGTTGGGTGAGATTGCTCTAGCCGATCACCTCTCAGTGGACGTACAAGATCACAGGGAGTACGATCTGGTTTATAAGGGTAGGAGTATAGAGGTAAAGACTAAACGCCGCACAGTGGCTCCCAGAGCGCACTACGAGGTATCAGTGGCTAAGACTAGCAAGCACCAACACCCTGATCTCTACGCCTTCATCAGTATGGAGTTTGACAGGAAAGAGAATGGTTCTTATTTCGGGTTGAAGAACGTCTGGTTGTGCGGGTATTCGGATGATTACTTTAAGAAAGCAAAGTATATGAAGAAGGGGGATCGAGATGGGTCATTCACCACTCTGGTAGATATGTACAACTTGAGGATAGATCAACTTGAAAAATCCATCTAAAGAACAGCAAGATGAATGGGCTGAGAGCAGAAGGCTACACTTTGCTAGGTTCTGCTGGCTCAATCAGAATAAGGGGATGGAGGTCAGGGGAGAGTACCTGACTTGGGAGCAGATATTTGATAGGAATGAGGGGATACTTCTGCGGGAGTATGCGAGGGTACGCATGGCTGAACGGCGACAACAGCGCCGACAGGAAAGCGAGTCAGGCCATAATAAATCGGGGGATCACCCTCCCCTGTAAAGTCATCAGGGTCTTTCGTGTTTGCTATCAGGATCGTGTCATCGTCCTGACTTATTAGCCACCCAACAGAAAAAAGGGTGGGGCAAGATATCTCCTGCTCCCACCCCGCTGTTGCTATGATGTCGCGCCACTCGACTACGACTAATTCTTTTTCTTTCGTTCCAGTGGGCCGGGTAGTATCCATCCGATTATCATCGGTGCTACGAATATCAGTAGTAATGCCCATCCGCCTATCTCCACCAGTGATTGCATGATTGTCCATATATTGTCAGGGGCGCAATCCATGTCACTCACCGCCGTCCGGTACGATATCTCCGTCACCACATCGACCACAAAAGCACTCGTCATGGCTCCCGCTATCGGTGCAAGTACACCCCCCGATAAGACAGTCCCCGCAGTTGCACCCAGCGCCGCCCCAGTTGCTACTACCGTGGCTTTCTTTACCGTTGTGCATCCTACTGCGAGGCAACAGGCTGCGAGGGTGAGCCATAGACTGCGGCCAGTACGAATAGAACTGCCACTGCTATCGTTATGCCCCATTTTGCTTTCGGACTTAATGCTTGAAACTTTGCCCACATAATTATCTCCTATCCAATTTTAATTGATGACCCGCAACCGCAGGACTCTATACCCAGTGGTGGTTTAAATATGAACGAGGCATTAAACGACTCGTTGTTGTAATCAAGGCTACCCTCTGTCAAATATGTCTGCGAGGCTTTGTCTGCGAATATCACGTTGGTAGTCCCGGTTATGTTCAATGCGTCTGTACTCATCGTAGACACTTTTGTCAGGAGGATAGTTGCTCCACCACATCCGCCACCTTTCAACCCAACTTCTAAGAACTCCCCTGATTTTAAAACTTCTGATAATCTTTTCCTCGCTCCATTTGTTATTGTCATTTAAGATCATCGCTTAGATGTCTCACAATTTTGGTGGTTGTCTTAGTCATCACGAATGGAATAACAGCATGGACAAAAGCACAAGCACTCCCAACCAGCAGACAGCCAGAATAATACATGGCTTTTCGTAGGTGTTGCAGATACGATTCATCGTTTTCATTTAAATGATTATTGACCATTACCCAGTATAACTCCTCGTAGATCGTTTTCTTTTCCACACCAAGGACAAAACCATTTGCGAGGCTCCATAAATTCTTCTACAGCAATACTCCACCATCCTTTACAGGTCGTGCAAACAAAGTGATGGATGATCTCTGTGTTCATTAAGTCCCGTTTCCATTATAAACCTTATCTGTAAGTTTGCTGACTTGCATCTCAAGTCGTTCAATCTTTAAGTCTTGCTTTACATCTGATGGCAGGGAGCCACTTCCCCATTTCCCTGCTGGCCACAGTTTGACAAAACTGATAGCCTCGTCCACATCTCTACTCATTATCTGAATTTGGAAGTCGTTGTGTCTGACCTCTCCTTGTAGGGATGATGCCCACCACACGATGCCAGCCGCTTGGATGATAAGACTTATCGACAATGTAATTATAAACTTGCTGTCCATCACTTTATCTTGGACTCAAGTCGATTAATACAATCTATGATTCTATCCACAGCCACATCAAAATCTTTCTTACTTACATATTCTGTCTGAACAACTGTTATTCTTCCGTGTAATTTCCTATCCTCTGACGCAAGCCTATCGGTCAAGGAGAAGATTCTACGCAAGATGAATCCACCCAGTAGTACCATGACTCCGAACATCATGTCGAATAGCACTGCTGCTTCCACTAGGCTTCATTCCATGCGGTACTGGTTCCTTTCTCTGGGAAGTTTGGTTCAGGGTTTAGACTGAACGACATACCCGGCTCGCTGGCACCGTTCCACATGATGCATGATTCTTCCGCATCCTTGCTTGACTTAGTGACCACTAGCGTAGAGGTGGACTTATCCTTGTTGGTAAACCACACCATCGTAGTAGCAGGACTCATGTAGGACATCATCACTGGAGCCTCTTGATAGTCACGACCCAGTAGTTCTACTACCCTAGCGAAACTAGGGAAACAGTGCAGTAGAATGGGGACTTGCTGATCAACCATGTCCTCTGGTCTTTCCACCTCTGCTAACAGGGGTGTGCTAATAAGGGTTAATGCTAGTAGTAGACTCTTCACTTCAAAGCCCTCCTACGTTTCTTTGATAGTTCCTTTAACTCACCTCTTATCCTATCCATCTCTTCCTTCCTCTTGTCCTTGGCTTTTTGCGATGACTTAGCACCGTATACGCCAGAGTTAAAGTTGTTGCGAACAGTTCTTCTTTCGCTTTTCAATTCCCTTTCCAGTCTATCATACCTGTAACCAAGGCGTTTCCTTAGTTTGGTATCAGACACTGGGGTAAGTTTAGCGCCAAGGGTGGAAGCAAGTGCCGACCCCGGAGTGAATACATCTTTGGTTGGACTGTATTCTCCGCTCAATGCTCTAGTAAGTTTATCACCAGAGAACGATGGGAAGCCGGGTATAGGCAGGTTGGGAACAAACTGTCTGGTAAGATAGTCTGACCTATCATCAATAGGTTTCTGTCTAAAGGGGTCTATGCCCATAGCGGTGTTCATCACAGCACCTGCTGCACCAAACGATGGCTGTAGTGATTGCGGTAAGCCCGGTATTCTACCCAGACCAGAGCCTTCACTACCTTCAAACAAGTTACCACCCGGCAGCATACGCTCTATATCAAAGTACCAGTCATCTTTTGTATCTGGGGAGATGGCGTCTGGAAGTTTGATCTTATTCTTAGGCATACCCGGTATACCGTACATGGGTGCATCCTGCAATCTACGCTGTTGCTTTTCTGAGTCAGCGTCAGATAATGCCTCACCTGTTTCATTCAATGCGCCCATCAACAGCCCCCACTTGGCGAACTTGATAGGACGTTTGGCCGCAGTTTCTGCTAGTTTGGGGATCACCCCATACATATAGGATACGAAAGGTAGCGGCCCCTCTCTTAGAACGTCAAGCACAGGGGAACTTCTACTGTAATCTACAAACCATTCACGCGCCATACGAGCCGCTCTATCCATAGCCTGTTTTTCACTTATGCCCGATCTGATTAACCTTTCCTTCTCTGTACGGTACAAGCCCATACGAAAGATTTGATCCTCGTAGTTATAGAGTTTAGCGGCCTTATCCCATGTAAGATTCTTAGCCTTTCTAGCAACCTTATCAGAATAATTTAGAGCGGAGTCTACAAGATCTAAATTTGTTTTCATCTTACCAGACGATGAGGAAAATAAATCTGCTAACCTAGCCTCACCAGAAATTTCAGACGAGAAGAAACCGCCAAATACTCCACGCTCTTCCGCCTCTCTATATACTTCATTCTTCTTTTTAATATCCCTAAGACCAGCAAAGAAGTTCCTTGCAGTTCCATTGCCGTTATCATAATGAACAACATTAGACATCAGGTTGTTAAAATGTACAGCAGGGTTAGCAATAGTTTTAGAACCCTTCCAATAAGAGTTTAACTTTCTGTATCTCTTCCCCCATTTACTCTCCTTATAGGCAGACAACAGGTTATCGTTTATCTCTCTGATCTGTTTAAGATCGTGCATGGTTGCTTTACTTACATACCCACCCTTTAGGTCACCGAACTGAATGTTGTCAGGAACTTTCTCCGTTAACAACCCTTGAGGCTTTCTTCCAAAATGAACAACAGCGTCATCTACTTTATCAGTGCTGAGTTCAGACATTTCCTTGAAGAATCTAAACCGGGATACATCATTGGCTAACATACTACCAGTTCTTAGGATGGCCTTATGTGCGTCAGTAACCTCTTTCATTTGGACTCTTTCATCTTTAGTCCAGTCCCTGCGAACCTTTAGTTTTTCGGGGGCATCATATTCCCTGCTACCCTTATAGCGAATTTCAGAAATATCACCAACCCTCTCCCAACCGGGCATTTCGTCTGGTTTAAATGTTCCATCAAGGAATGCTTTTCTTTCCGCACCAGTTAGGGTAACAACATTACCTCTAAGTAATGTGGCATCTCCAATATTATTTATGTTATTAGGTATATCAGATTTAGCAACCGCATTAGGATCGTCATAGGTTCTGTGGAGATATGTTTCCATGCCATCCTCAAACGTATCGTTTCTAATAACCCCCAAGTCTACCAACTCTTTGGCATACTTGTTTACAGTTTCCCTAGACTTTGCGCTTAGTTCTTTCATGCTATCAGAAATAGCGGGGAAAAGTTTTGTATAGTTCTTATTGGTTAACATACCATACAGAACCTTTCTTTCCTTTTCATCCAGTTGACCAACCTCTTTAAGCAAGGTATCAAAATCTTCTTGGATAACTCTCTTACCGCCCATCATTCTAGATCGACCAGCAACCCACTCATTAACCAAATCTTTATCAGGAATCAAAGCCCTAGCCAAAGCGCCGCCACTGGCTTTGTTTATCCCCCTTCCTGTAAGACCTACAGTAGCCCCTGTTAAAGCCCCCATTAAAGCGTTCTGCATTTTCTCAGGAGTGGTGGCATCATCTTCCATATTGTAACCAACGCCAGCACCTACAAGGCCGCCACCTATCTCTGGGGTTTTAAGCGCAGTCCAAGCCATGTCACCTACTGGCTTGTACGCTTTCTGAATACCTTTCGCAACAGGGCCAGCAGCCGCACCTAAAGCAGTGCCAGCAAGGGCCATCTCACCTCGACCTAAACCACCTTCCTCATCAACGTAGCCAAGCGCACCAGCAGCAGCGCCTCCAACTGCACCGGGCAACATAAGTTGCGCTATAGTCTTGCCGTGCTTGAGTCTGGACACAGGCATCATCCACCCAACGGGATCAGCGATCAAGCCGCCAAAGTATCCTGTCTTAGCCGCCCAACCAATCTCCTCATCTTCCATGAGGGAGTTGAGTTCTCGTTGCTCTTCTGCTAGTTCTTCTTCATTGATCCCTGCTATCTGCTGCACACCTCTGGCGGTATCCATAAATCCAATCTTAGCGCCAGACCACATAGCGTCAAGCCAACTCTTTTTCTTTTCCTTCTCCATAGAAAGAACTGATCCAGAAGAAGGGGCTGCGCTGGACATATCCAAAACATTACCACCTTCACTCATGTCTAAAATATTAGCCATATTTTGCTTTTACCGTTGCTTGTATGTCAGCCTCAGATGCGTTTGGATGTTTTTTCCTAACCTCCTGCTCATACCCCTCTCTTGTTTCACCACCCCCCTCAGTAGTCGTGGGAGATACTTGTAATCCTGTATCCATTATAGAAGTAAGCGCGGCCTTTTGTTCATCGCTTAGATCAAGGGCATCATTGGCTAAAAGATTAGCCGCTTGGTATGCGGTTATCTTTCCCCTGTCAGCGCCCCTGTTTACATTGATGATATTACCGTAAGCCTCTTTAAGATCACCCTCTTCCATCGCTTTCCAAATATTAAACTGCTCTGTAGCAACTCCACCCTTCTTGTCGCTGTCAGATTTGGGGAATACAGTTAGGATATCTTTCATTTGGTCAGCGGAAAACCCCATCTCTTGACCGCGTTGCATCGCCTCTTTCCTATTCTTCGGAGGGTTGTATGTTCCGTCTTCGTTAAAGAATAAAGACTTCCACTGTTGATGGACTCTTTCTTCGGAGTCAAACTTATCCATAGCATCTAGTTCTGCTATAGCCATCTGCGCCCATGTGCCACCTTGAGATTTGCCGCCTGTTAGTTGAGCCATTCCGTCAAGCAGCATCTTCTTCATGTAGATATTCTTAATAGAACTCAGATAAGCCTTCTTCCTTTCCCTTGGATTGTCAGCAAGTGACCCCCAAGTTTTCCATAGGTTTGGCTCATTTTCTTTTGATTCATCTCCCGGTTTCGGATTCCACTTTTTACCCTGAACCTTTTTCTTCTTTGGTTCCTCGGACTTAGCAGTGACAACCTCAACAGTTTCCTCTAACTTTGGTTCATCATCCCCACCCGAAAGGTAGGCCGCCCCGCCCGCCGCTAGTGCGTAACCTAACGGCCCCGGCCTTGGGCCATAGGGTGTAGACGTTGGCCCTCTTGAGATAGTGGGCTTCCCACTTGCATTTACGCCCCTATTTATTGGCCCTCTAGTTCCACCAGCATGACCGGGTCTTACAATACTATTCCTTATCCCGGCTAGGGCTTTCTGTATACCGGGCCTTACAACCCTAGACCCCGTAACTGGGTCTATATGTTTGATCGCTTTGCTGCCCAATTTCCACAAGGCGGGAGCCGCTTTCATAGCCCCTCTAGCCGCAAGGGTTCCCGCACCACCTAATAGTAGTTCTGGGTGTACATTTTCTAACCCGGGATCAGCCTCACCAGTATATTCAGCAAACTGTTGAGGGTTTGTCGCCCCCGCATTCCTTTGGGCTTGCATCCATAGGGCAAGTCTTTCTTCCTCTGTCATTACGAATACCTCCATAAGGCAGGGTTCTTTTTCTTAGGTCTTAACCCAGTAAGGAATGGTGTCATCTCTGGCATGGTTGTTCTACCTACCCCACCTGAAGATGGCGCTCTTGCTTGAGTGGCCGGTTTCTTTTGAGGTATGGCAGACTGGAGCATAGCCGCTAGAAATGACTTGTCGATTGATTTAGTATAATCAGTATGCGTCACCTCTTTTGGTTTGGGATTTTCCTGCCCATAAACAGGCTGGTATCCAGATTCCATTCCGGGGTGCATACCACTTCCCCCTGCTGCAACAGGTACATTACCCGGCTCATACGCATTTACTCCGGGGTGATGACTGCCCGGATTACGCACGGCATTTTGCCTAGCCTCTGGTGTTAGTTTTCCGCCCATTCCAACAGAAGGAACTCCAGCAGGAGTTTCATAGGTTGATGCTCCGGGGGTTGACTCATAAGTAAACAACGGATTTCTCGCCGCCTCATATTCTTCTATGCCTATTGGTCGTGGCCCAAGAAATTCATCCCTCTTCTTGGTTATATTATCCAAAAGGCTCGGTTGTTCTACTGGTTCAGGTTGACTTAATGCCATAGAATTCCCTCTCTCAGCAGCAAATCTCTTCTGGCGCTCCATTGCCTCAAATCTTTTTCGTTCTTCAATTTGAGTTTGATACAAATTTAACAAATTATCACCCATTACAGTATACCGTAGTTAACGTGCTTAACACCGTTAATAGTAGTCACAGCGTCAGGGTATATACCTTCAACCTGTTGCGCCATTACGCCTCTACGTGGGGTAGAGTCACCAATGTAGTTATAGTTGTAGACGTTAAGTCCTTTCCATTTAGTTCCTTCTGGGATAATGTTTTCCTTAACAGAAATATCAGACATAATCATTGCGGCCCCTACAGTGCCAGCAGCGCTCATTAATCCAGAGTAGTCTTTAGGAGCATTAGTGGTTGAGGTTGTGGTTGATCCATAATCCCCCGTCACCATAGCCATATAGTTCCTCAGTGCATTCTGACCAGCGTTAGACTCATACTGATACCTTGCCATGTCCTGATTGATTCCTTCCTGTGACATCGCTCTACGTTGCTCACCAACGCCACCCATAGCATTGTACATACCCAGTGGAGCATTCATTATGGATGGGTACATCTGCTGTCCATACTGTCTTTGCTGTACGCCCATCTCAGCGGCTGGCATACGCATACCTTGAGCCTGTTGATAAGCCCCTCCATACATCTCTGCAAGAGGTTTAACAAGACCACCCTGAACTGCCCTTGTGATAGCCTTATTTGTTTCTAAATCTGTTCTCGTTCCTCCACCGGGCTGATATCTAACTTGAGCCTCCCTAACGCCGGGAAGGATATTACTATTCAAGTTGTCAATAACACCTTGAGTTAAAGCATTCTCCATACCTGTATATGGAGTACCCGCACCAGTGCGTACATTACCCGCTAAGAGGTTCTGTGTCTGGGTTGGGTCAAACCCTGTCTGCCCTCCTAAAGAGCCTATGAGGGCGTTCTCAGCCGCTGCCTGTTGCGCTGCTGGCCTTGGGCCTGTAGCGTATCCCAGAGTGGCTCGTTGAGCCGATGTTTCTGCTGGGTCAAAACTGGCTACTGATGGGGATGAGTAATATTTGGGAGCGCCCTTGTTATACAAACCTTGAGCGTTTGCAAAGCCTTTCTCTAAATACCCTCGTTGCGCTTCCCAAGGTTCTACCTCAGAAGTGCTTACTGTAGTTCCGCCGCCACTGCTCATATTATATTCCTCTTTTTTATCCTACTAGGCCATGACCATCATCAGCGGCCCCAATATCTGCATCAACATCAGACTCTGAATCGCCAGTGCTGCCTCCGTCTGGAGCAAAACCCGGATCAACACTAACCCAACCACCACCAGACCAGTAACCTGTTGGTGTGACAGTGGTAGTGGTGGGAAGTGCGGTTGTAGTGCCACCCCACGCTTCTTCACCGCTGTGGACAGTGCCGTGGACTACTCCAGAAGAGGTCGTGGCTGGATTCGCTGCTGCTGCACCTTTTAGTCCTGCCCCCGGGCCATCCGGATTACCATCGGTATTGCCGCCATCATCAGGGGTAGTTGGCGTTGTGGGCGTTGTGGGTGATGTACCACCTCCTTCACTACCACCTATGGAAAATGGATTAGCATTAAAATAACTAACTCCGGGGCCGGGGAGTGATGGGGGATTATAGTTCCATAGGTTGTCTGGGATTAAACCAGAACTTCCATATTGTTGTGACCAAGGCTGATAGGTATCCACATTATTACCGTAAGGCTGTGATAGTAATCCCATAGTGGGATATGCGGGGTCTGTTGGCATATAGGACTGTGGATAATAATCCCAGTAATCATTCTGACCGGGCGCAGATAAATCTAAAGGAGTAAATACAGGGCCTGTAGATGGGGCTGTACCACCACCACCGCCACCGCCGCCTTCACCGCCACCGCCTTCACCGCCGCCACCATCACCCGGATCAGAGGCCCAAATGGGATTTCCAGATGCTATTTGAGCAGCCTTCCAAGCATTAAATCCATCCGCCCAAGAAATCCATTGATTTTTATAGCCGGGATCGCTCGATGATACAGGGGGGTATGAAATTCCAGTATGCCTAGAATACCCTAAACCAGCAGCATGGTCTAGGATTGCTTGATGGTCATTTTCCCAAGCAGCCATTAGTGCATCCTCGCATTTAATTCTTTCGTGAATACTGTGTAACTATCCTTCCAGTCTGGCAGGAGTTTCTTCCAACCCTTCCTACCCCACAGTTCCATGCTAGAGCATTCTTGTCTTATGGCAAATGATTCTATCATATCGTTAAATCTCTCATGTAATTCTTTAAATTCTGATCCTGCTATAGCGATAACTCTTAACACTTTCTTATTGGGATAGGCAATTATCTTTGTTACCATAATAGAATGGAGTTCTTCTTCTTCAGTTGCTATCCACAACTGCATCATTCCATTAGCCAGTGGCTCTATATAATCGTCAGGCTCAAACTGTCCTTCGTTATGTTCTGTAACCTTACCTAATAGTGGACAGACCTTATCCCATATATAAGGGATATCCTCTGGCTCTATAAGTTGTGCGTTCAAAATTCAAACCTGTAGTGGGCTATGTATGACCCATCATTACTATAGTTCAAACCTATCGACTGGTTCTTGCTGATCTTCTTCATCGCGCCGATCTGATAACCGTTCTCCGTTGCTCTCAACTGGAGGGGTAGGTCGAATCGAGATACGGCGTAAAGGGTTGCCATCACGACTCCAGCAACGACCATCTCCGTTTCGTACTCCTTGTACCAGTGAACCTTCTTCTGTTCTTCCTGACCGCACGAATCTACTGATCTTCCGTTTCCTGTGCCTACGGCTCCCGCTAAACAAGCAGCATCGCCTAACGCCCTAGCCGCTGCTGATCGGCTCTCCTTCGCATACTCTGACGCAATAACCGGCTTGCCTGTGACAGCAATCGCTTGCTTAACCATCGCAGTAATCTCTGCGGGGGTCTTATCCCAACCAGCCTGAAGGTAGACATAATCAGCATTTGCATAGTATTCCTTATTCCCCTTGTGTCCACCGATACCAGATGTTAGATGAACTCCAACAGGTTTATCAGTGATTGATTTTAAGTGGGCAACCAGAGCGTTGGTTGTCGCGGCATCCCAATACTCATCGCATTCGAGACAGGCGACATACCCTGTAACCTTGTCATCAAACCTGTGGACGATCTCACTGAAGTGAGCCTTCTGAGCATCTAGTGATTGAGAGGTAATGCTTGGGCTATCGTCTGGTGTAAGCCACATAACTGGGCTTAACCCTGCGGCATTCAATGTGTTCAGTTGTACTTCCCAATCTGGTTTGGGGGTAATGACGGAGAGATCGAAATCTGGGCCTCCGTTGAATCCATCCCCACCGTTGCGACTGTATAGGTAAATGTGAGTGTCACCGTTTGCTATCGCGGCGGCTCTCATTTTACTTTTCTCTGCGTTTGGGTGTAGGTAGTTAAGCGTCATCCACCTACTATCTAACATCAGGAAACTGGCTCTACTCCCGTCTGCGTTAGAGTTTTGTCCAAGTAGTCCCAATGTAAGCATAGATGCCACGACCGCCGCTCGGATTCCAGTTCGTACCATCTGCATATCTTATATCACCGTTTCTGGGTTTATCTGGTTCTGCGTGAAGTTCCTCAAGTCTTAAAGCAGCCACATTAAAAAGTATGTCACCAAGTTTCTTTAGTTCTCTGATGACAAACTCGCCAAGGTAGTCTGGGTTTTCCGGTATTGATCCGGGCTGATAGAAAGTTACACTCTTCACCTTCCTATCAGTATAGGTATTGTATCCCATTAGTAAGCCCTGCTACCCCTTCTTCCTGCGTTCTGAATCTCAAACTCTAGTCCTTCCAGCCTCCATTCAGAATCATTATCAGACTCTATCCGGATACCGTATAGTTTTCCAGACGCTCTACATGAGATTTTAGACTGTGTATCTGGGTTAAACTCCATTGGCCCCTTCCAAGTTACAGCCTCTTCTGTAGACATCTGAGTGCCTATATAAAAGTTCACTGAGTCATCCTTGTCTATAGTCATCTTAGGCCAGATAGCCTTTATATGCTTGACAGTAGATTGATCGGGGTTATTCTGTTCGTCCATTGTATATCCTGTACGTTCAATATAGGATACCATATTAACTCCGTCAGCCTGATACCCCACCCTATCCCTGTATACCTTAGTATTGGTCGGAGAGGCGAACACTAATACATTCTCTACGAGGTTCCAGTTAGATGCCCAAGGCCCGGTAACAGTTGTCCAAGTGGGGGTTGCCGCAGCCCAAGTTGTTAACGCCTCTTCATTCCCAATAGTTCCGTATGCAATGTAACCAAGGTCTGGGATATCTCTAATGGAGAAAACATCATCAACCCAATTCCAGACCAACGCTTTATCGCATTGTCCTGATTGGTTATCAGCGGAGGGGAAACAGGCTAAGACCTCTGACCTATTATAATCTGTTACGCAAAACGATCTATTGTATTTATCCCCATCAATATAGGAAAAGATATAATCACGCATCTTATGAGGTAAGACACTCTTTATTCTTTGTCCATCATTAATGTACATATCCCCATTGCCGAAAATGAAATGTCCACCATCAAACTCGGTGACACAGTTCTTGGCTAGGATACCAACTGTAGGGGATAGTTGTCTAAACGCAAAGATAAAGGGAGTCCCTACATACGTCATAGCGTAAGTAGAATCTTCCTTATAAATCATAAAGGTATCTTGTAGTGGTAGTCCGTCTAGGATGGCTCCTTTTGTGTCCTCTAAGGAATATTCCCCCGCGTCAACCACGGCAGAATTTTCATCCCATGATACAGGGACAGCGTTTATAGGAGCCTCAGTAGACCACTTAACCACTCTTGAGTTTGGGACAGATGACTTTGTTATGTTCAAGCCAACAAGGAATGATCTGAAGGATCGAATGGATTTACATTCTACACTTGCCGGCCAGTTAGCCAAGTCCTGCATCTTGGTGGATACAGATGGCACACCAGATGTAAGGGGCCATTCTTGGGGATCATCAACATTATTAGTCATTACCAGAACGCCACCTATCACGGTGGACATCCAGTTTTCATCTGCTGTTGTACTGTAATCTCCACTTGTCCTTGTAATGTCTGTCCAAGTAGTTCCGTTGTGGACGTATATTTTAGCAAGCCCACCTACAATCCAATACGCCGCGCCCCCAGCCTTTAACTGGGTTATATAATAAGGGGCTATAGGACAGGTGGCAATAACAGAAGAGTATCCCGGCGATTTAATAATCGCTCCATGCTCTACCCTTATATTGTTTCCATCAGACCAAGCATTAGGAGGTAGTTGGAAAGGAGCAATGTCCTTTACAATACCTACTTGACCCAGATTGTCAACGGGGATTAAAGCCATTACTTCGGGTACTTAGTCTTAATAGCCTGTCGTAACCCTTCAAGCGTTGTCACTGATGCCATGCGTTCCTCTACTACACCTTCCCACATAGCGACCACGAGTTCATCAAGTGATGGGTATTCTGCTTGGCGGTTACGGGCGTATTCTTGTGCGTCTGATTCGGCTTGTAGTCGTGCGGTTTCTGTGTCTACTTCGGCTTGAGTTGGTTGAGGCATTCCCGGCGATAACCACTCGACACGATCATTATCAAACACGACAAACTGCGCTGAAGGGATTAAAGATCGTATTGCTTGTTTTTTATTAATCATGCGCCGATCTCCATTGCGATAATTGAGGTAATGTCTGCATCATCGTTGATCAGAAATTCACCGCCAGTTTCTACCCCATACAATGAATATGTAATGGCACTTATTGTTGCCGGGGAATCGAGCCAATTGACAGACCATTGCCCCTGCCACATTACGCCAGAACCTCCGTAGTCATAATTTCTCAAATTGGCGTACGCTCCGGTAGGTGTCATACTAACCGTGTCATCTCGCATTAATTTCAAACCGCCGGTGTGAGATGCGCCGCTATCTCCAATGCGATAACCTACGGTGGCGACAAGGAAAATTTTGCTTGATGTTGCAGAGGGGGTGATCACAAGATCGAAATCAGTTCCCGCGTCAGTCCAACTCGAAGATGCAAAATTAACCGAAGTATCCGTTTCGATACCTACAACCTGTAGCACTTTTCCACCACTCGGTGCAGCCCAAGCATTATCGCCTCTTAAAAACGTCGTTCCATCCGCCGTTCCCGTAGCACTAAGCATTGCAATGTCTACTGCATCAACAGCAATGGTAAGGGCTGTTGCACCTGTTACATCACCAGTGTGAGTAGCGTTTGTTACCTTGGCTGTATTAGCCGTGATCTCAGTGTTAATCGAGTTGGCTAGTTTGGCAGCGGTTACAGCATCATCCTGAATCGTAGCAGTGCTTACTGTATCACTAGAAGGTGCGCCAATGTCTACAACGTCACCCATGAACATGACTGTTACATTGTCTGTTCCTGATGGGGTTGTTCCTGTGGTTGTTAGGGTTACACCACTAACGGTATACGCATCTGTGGGGGTTTGCCGAACACCGTCTATGAATAAAAGAATAGACGATACAGTAGCAGACCTTTGAAGCGTGAATGATGTTCCTCCGCCGTTGAATGACTGAACATCGTATGCGCCAATATCGGGCGGTTGATTTCCTATATAACTCATTATGACCACCCCAAGGATACTGCTTGTATCCTAGTTGTTTTACTTGCCGATTGGTTTAGCGTTTTAATTCTGTAGGCCATAGATGTTCCTGACGTTGACGTAAGTGATACGTCATGTGCTGTTGCAATGTTATGACCACCTGTAGTTCCTTCTGATCCAAGCGTCATGGCAGTCCATGTCGATCCACCGTCTGCGCTGTACTCTGCCGTTACATCAGTTCCTAGCGTGGTTGTTCCAGCGCCGTTCGTATAAGTGAATACGATGTCACCCTTAGTTGGGGCTGCCTGTGCGGTTGTTGTTGTGGATACTAGGGTCATGTTGCTGTAAGAGGTAAACCTTACAATAACAATACCAGAACCACCGGCTGCGGAAATTCGTCCATTCGTACCACCTCCCCCGCCTCCGCCCGTGCTGGCAACACCAGCAGTGGCGGCAGTAGTGCCTTTTCCTCCATCACCACCCCCACCTTTATTTGCGGTTACGCTTGTACCGCCACCCAAGGCTATGGGCTGAGTTGAATTGATATGAGCGCTTCCGCCCCCACCTCCCGCATAAGTTACAGTAGCACTAGATATTGCACTTGTTAATGGAGAGCCACCATTCCCGCCGCCTGAGGAGGTTCCTGTAGCGCCACCATCCACGCCTTCACTTCCATAACCCCCACCTCCAGCGGCACCCCAACCAGTAGAAGTTTGGTCACCACCTTTATATCCTTGTCCAGCAGTTCCAGAGCCGCCCACATTTGCAGTGCCGCTGGTTTGATGAGCGCCACCACCTGATCCTCCTGATGCTGCTGGTGTACTGCTGTATGATCCTCCATAACCACCTGCTATAGCGGTAAGAGAATTGAAGGTAGAATTTACACCACTCACCCCAACAGCACCACCACCACCAACAACTATTGGATAAGTAGCCGCACCAAGAGTAATAGTTGTACCACCATAATTAGTTAATACACCTCCTGCTCCACCTCCACCTGCCTGACCTTCGGTGTGTGTACCACCGCCTCCTCCTCCGGCAACCATTAGGTATTCAACAAAAGATACCGCAGTGCCGAGTACAAGTGATCGACTTCCCGTAGTTGTATATTTTAAAACGGTATAATCACCATCAGTGGTTGTAGTATCAGGATTTGAACCTGTAGTATCCGCTCCTCCAGTACCACTATAATATTTACCAGCAGAGTCCCTCGCTTCATTCGTAGACCCACCAGCATTTACACCAGAGGCATCTTGAAAGTCATCAATGGTTTGATCGACTAGATCGTATTTAGCAAGTGATCCGTTAGCGGCTACCTTGAAACCTAAGATAGCAATGTCATCTTGGATACCACCATCATCATAGTCTGTAGGCGGTGTAGCCAGTAGAGCGTTTGTTACTTTAGTTATTGCCATAATTTATCCCGTTGTCGGATACCCCAGTGTTGGATCAGCGAGAAAGGCTTGATAATCTGGATCAGCCTCTATCGCAGCCCACGCTGTTTCTAATTCTGACTGTGTTGGTTGTGGGTCAGAACCACTCCACTCAACGAACTCGTGTGGTGGAGGTGATTGGGTTAGCCTATATTGATTAGCGTTTAAACCCAAATGATGTATGCAAAGATTAATGTCCATTTAAGTCTCCTTAAAGATTTCGACCATAGTGTATTGTTCTGTTCCGAAATTACACGGATAACCAAGGCCATAAGTGGCTACAGTCACCGAGCATCTATGCTCTATACTAAATGTCTTTGTCCCAGCAATTGTTGTCCTAGCGGCTCCAGATGTCTTGGTTGTAAGACCATATGTACCATCGGCGGTACTCACACCAACCTCCACCGCGGCCGCATCGGTCACATTGTATAAGCGGGATTGATTTAGGTGGACTGCATAGGAAGGACAACTCCACCTAATTAGATAAGTCCCTGCCGCAAGAGTAAATTGATTCGATGAAATCGAAACAATACCATCTGGATCAGCAATTTCTGTTTGTAAATCTCTTTCTCGCCATGCGCCTAATGTAAATGTTCCACCAGCAGTATTCTGTGCTTTCTGATCTGCAATAATTGCGTAAGATGAGAAGAGTCCTATCCCCGTCACCGTTCCGCTATTCGCTAGAGTTCCACCACTCGCTACAGTCAGTGTTCCGCCGCTAGGTATTGTTAGTCCAGAATCTTTAACTACGACTCCATCAACGGTAACGCCACTTGCGGCAGTTTTTTCCGATACCGTATCTACTTGAATTTCGCTCATAATTATCTCCTATAATATCTGTAGCGTTCCAACGATTGCCCACACAACCCCTGAGTTAACTCCGATTGGGCCGATAAGGGCGGCGTTTTCCGAGGCACCTACAGTCGTTGTTTGACTCCCGGTTACGGTATTCGGATTCTTAAAAAATGTATTTTGAGAAGTTATCTCACTCCCCTCTACGGTACTCCAAGCCATATCTCCGCGGAGATATACTGACGAGGATGCAGTTCCAGAGGCTCCTAACTTCGGCTCAGTAACAGCATCTGCTATAATCTTGCTACTTGTGACTGCGTTGTCCTCTATATCACTGGACGTTAGAGCAACCGTAGGTCTTACTTTACCCATGTAAGACATTATGTGATCTCCAATACACCGATGACGCACTGAAGATCGCCAGCCGCTGATGCTGTTGCCGCTAAGATGTCGCCAGCCTCAAGGTTGACCGCCTTGTCTACCACAAGAGTGGAGTCAGCAGGGACGGGGACAGTCTTTGCTATGTGGAAGTAGGTACTCCCACCGTCAGTAGTACATTCCAATGTTGCATCTACTGAGTTTGTTCCGTCTATGTTTGCTAGATAAACAGCGTTAACAACCGCTGCTGTTGCTGCCGGGCAAGTGTAAACAGTAGTTCTTGTGTTACCAACTGCGACTCCAGCGTTTTTAAAAGTATTAGCCATGTTATCCTCCGAGTGCCAAAGCCATTGCCGCCGCATTGTCTACTGCTTCCTTCCATGCTAGGCCATTTGTTGCGGTAGAATCCGCAGTTAAAACATAATCATTTATCCCTATTGGCAACCTTGTTTCAGAGTCAACAGTGTTGTAAACAAGAAGGTCACCCTTGGTGGTGAGTTTGTCTGTACCTACAATCGTCACCATCTGCCACTCACTTGAGGCGGATGAATACTTCATATACTGATCGTTAGAAGGTGCGGTTGTGGTTACTGCCCTGCCCTGTATTCCTGTAACAGTCACAGCGCCAGCGTTTGTCATGGTGGCATCACTAGAAAGTGAGGCTGCTGTAAATCCAGTACCGTCACCAATTAGTATTTGAGTGGTGGCTAGGGCTTTGTCGGATGGTACGCCAGATGAATTAGCATCTCGTACCTTGATTGTGTTAGCCGCCATATTAGCCAGTTCTGCATTGGCTACACCAGCGTCTTTAATTGTTACTGCGCCAGAGGAAACACTAAAGTTATCAGATGAGAAAGATGCAACACCTTTGGCAGATGTAGTAGCATCATCACCAGCAACGGTCAGAGTTTGTCCTGATGCGGTAGTGGTGATACCAGAGCCACCGGCTATGTCTAAGGTTTGCGAGTCTAAGTCTACAGCGCCAGTTCCGCTATCTCCTTGAAAATCTAAATCCTCTCCCGTAACTTGTGCGTCAACGTAAGTCTTAATAGCGCCTTGAGTGGCCAGCAGGGTTGCACTGCTTCCTAACGCCCCATTGTCTACACCTGTTACGGTAGCACCTGTGGCTAATTCTAGGCTAGTGTTAGCCTTTAAGGTGGTTCCAGTAACCGCTGCTGGAGTTGTTCCACCAAGAACAGCATCCACAGTACCGGCGTTGATATCAGCAGTGGTAGCCGTTAAGTCCGTGGTTGTTATTGCGGCAGCAGATGCGCCACCAATTACAGTTCCGTCAATCGTTCCAGCGTTAATGTCAGCAGTTGTCGCTGTTAAGTCTGTAGTTGTAATAGCCGCGGGAGTAGCGCCGCCTATAATAGTTCCGTCAATCGTACCTGCATTAATATCTACAGTTTGAGCGGCTTCAACGCTAAACGGTAAGGTGATAAAAGAGGAGCCATCATGTATCTTTATAACATGATTACCGGCCCCGGCTGAAGTGTCTATCCATACCAGACCTTCAGATACAGAAACTGCGGGGGCAGCGGATGATGTATGTACAGCGTTGACCGCAATATCTACAGAAGGGAAGGATTGCTTAACCGCCCGTTTGACGGTTCTAATCTGATCGTCCCCTTGCGATACTAAATCGGTGGCCGCTGGATCAGTTATTGATAGTTCATCAATATAGTTAGCATTGTCTAAAGCCATTAGTGATACCCGCCTGTGTTCATTACTCTTAGAGCGGAGCCAGAATGCCTATCCTTATTATCTTGCTCTTGTAATGTAGTGATAGATTGTGTTAAGGCCGTAGCCCATAACTGTACTCTTTGATCGTTCATTAAGAATGGTTCTGCCTCTAGTAATGCTCCATACAGATACACATCAGGAGCGTTAGTAATTACCCAGTTGGTAGGGGCTAACGCTGTTAGAGGATCAAACGTCTTATAATAGAGCATACTGATATCGTATGCAGCATCTGGTGTAGGGCCAAATAGAATGTTGTTGGCTATGATAGTGTAGGTTTCTGGCTTTCCTGTAAGACTGCCAGCATTAAGCCTGTTCATTATCTCAGGGGTGAGATACTGTAACTGGGTTATGGGGGATGTTATCAAACTGATATCCCTCATCTGTACATACCCTGTTGGCAAGGCTACCGTACTCGTACCGCCTACAGTATCTACTGAGATATCTAAAGTTTCCATAGCCCTTATACGAAGGGATCGGTTAAACCTAGCCTCACATAGGACAATAAACTCTGGTATCCTAGCGGCCAGATCATCTCTGTCCAGCCAGTTAGCCACAGCGGTTTGTAGTTCACTGTAGTTTGAGATAGCCATTATTATCTACGGTTGACGTAGTAGACTGCGTTGTTCAATGGATTAAAGTTCTTCTGAACTGCTCCCGCATGAGTGGGGTTATATAGCCACATAGTTATAGCCTCGTTGGTGTGGTGCGTAGGAAAGCGTTATCAGGATCGTTGAGATATTGCTTCATCAACTTGCTGTCCTTCTCTATCGCGCCGTTAGTTTCTTTCATCCACTGTTCCCATACTCCGAAAGGAATAGATGCAACTCTCATTCCATGCTGTTGCTTGCCGTGGGTTAGTTTGTCACCGTAGTTATTCAGAAGTTCTTTATTCTGATTTACGATAGACTCTGCATCCTGATGGGTCACAATACTAGATGTGCCGTCAGCATG